ACGATTCATAGAGAGATTTATGTGGATTGTTGTAGCCGCAGGAATAGGATTATTAGTATATTTTTTACGCACATAGGAGGTATTTATGGCGGATCCAATAACAAACTCAGTAGTAGGTATAGCAGGTAACATATTAAATAAATTTGTTGCTGACAAAAACCTAAAAATGAAACTTGAGCATGAACTCAAGACACAATTACAAACAGCTAATCTTTCACAGATTGAAGTAAATAAAATAGAAACAGGCAGTAAAAACTGGTTTGTTGCTGGTTGGCGTCCGTCTGTAGGTTGGGGTTGCTCAGTTGCAATGATGGTACATTTTATAATCCTACCTGTTGGTGAGTGGATTGCTGCGCTAGCTGGTGTACAAGTAGATATGCCAGAGTTCGATTTTACTCAATTATCTACCATACTTATGGCTATGCTCGGAATGGCAGGCCTTAGAACTTTTGAAAAACAAAAGAAAGTAGCTAGAGGAGACGACTAGTATATGGCTTATTTTAAGCTAATAAATTTTAGTGGTATTGCACCACAAGTTTCACCTAGATTATTAGGTGAAGGCTTAGGCCAAACTGCAAACAATACAGACCTGGATCGTGGTGTATTGACACCAATCACTAGCAACAGCACAGTAGCCACCTTAAATGCACAAGCTAGAGCTGGTTTATATAGGTACGAATTTGGTGGTGCTGTTTATAATTTAGAGTTTACTAATGCAGTTAATGTACAACCGGGCCCCATAGCAGATGATGCTTTTGATCGTTTGTATTGGAGTGGTGCTGGGTTTCCACAAATGGGTAGTTCTACACAACTACTTGCTTCTGGTTCTGGTGCATATCCAAGAAGTTTTTTTAGATTAGGCATACCTGCGCCAGCTAACGCGGCAAGTACAAGTATAACTTCCGGTAGTGATGATGGCACACAAACGCAATACAGCACCTCTTATGTATATACCTTTGTATCTGCATTTGGTGAAGAAGGCCCACCATCACCGGCATCTACGGTACTAACAAAAGTGGATGGACAAACCGTAACTGTTGCGGGTATGGATACTGCTACTTCTAAGAGCAATACTAATTTAGCTAATAAACGTATCTATCGTTCTAATACTGGTTCTAACACTACTAATTTTCAATTTGTAAAAGAAGTATCTTTAGCTACAGCAAGTACAACCGATAACCTAAACAACGACGCTTTGGCTGAGATAATTCCTTCTACTTTTCATATAGCACCACCAGATGATGATAGTAGCACCTATCCTAATGGTCAAATGTTAGGTTTAACTGCTATGGCAAATGGTATTTTTGCTGGGTTTAGTGGTAAAAGAATTTGTTTTTCAGAACTATTTTTACCACATGCTTGGCCAGTAGCCTATCGTATAACACTCGAAGAAGAGATAGTTAGTATTGCTATGGCGGGGCAAGTACTATTTATTGCTACTAAAGGTACACCATACATAGCCGCAGGTACAGACCCACAATCTATGAGCGTGGTACGTATGGAAGCAGCACAAGCCTGTTTAAATAAAGAGTCACTTGTAGATATGGGTGACTTAGCTATTTATGCTTCTCCTGATGGCTTAGTAGGTGCTTCGGGCAGCGATATTGCAATATTAACTCAAGGGTTGATAACTCCTAAACAATGGCAGGCTCAGTTCTACCCCTCTACAATTAAAGGTTTTTTATGGCAAGGTAAGTATGTAGGGCAATATTATACGGGTTCTGCCTATGGTGCTTTTATGTTTGACCCACGTGGCGGTAAAAACGCTTTTACTACTATTAGTTCATTAGCAACAGGACATGCACAGGGTGGTTTTACTGACCCTGATGATAATGAGCTATACCTCATTGATTATGATTCTGGTGGTGGTAATGCTCAAGTAGAACTTTTTCAAGGTAGTACTACTAATACTACACAAACATTTAAAACTTCACAGTTTGTCTTACCTAAACCTACTAGTATGAACTTTGTAAAAGTAGAAGCCGAAGCATACTCTGGTTCTGGTATTACAGTAAAAGTATTTGGTGATGGTACAGAAATATTTGACGCTACAATTACAGCCTCTGGATCCGTGTTTAGTGCAGCAGGTTCTGCTCCTACCTCTTTTAGTGCAACAACAATTATGGAACCAATTTTAAGATTACCTACTGGGGTGCATAAAGTATATGAAGTAGAAGTATCAGGTGCGCATACTATAAATGAAGTATGTATTGGAGAGTCAATAGATGAACTAAGGGCTATCTAATGGCTACTGGTAAAACTAAACTACCCTCGATACCACCTATTCCGTCTAATACTGACCCACAGTTAAAAACGTATTTAAGTGCTATTGACGAAGCATTAAAGGTACGTTTAGGCACACTTGGAGACCCGAAGGATAGAGCTATAACAGTACGAGAGCTTATTGATTCCGGACTAGCAGAAAATTTTAAAGAGAACCCTTTTGATCCAAATGCGGGCACACCAGAAAATACTTTTATACCTACAGAAAGAGTTGATGTCACAATACCACCAGATGTTACTGGATTTTCAGGCGCTGGTGCGTTTCAAAAAATTATTCTTTCTTGGGATTTAGCACAATTTGGTAATTTTGCTTTTACTGAAGTATGGCGTCATACAAGTAATAACATCGGTAGTGCTACTCGTATTGATACTACTCGAGCTCAAGTGTATGCAGATACCGTAGATGTAGATTCAGATTTTTATTATTGGGTTAGGCATGTATCTACTTCTAATATTCTTGGTCAGTTTACTAATGGTATTAATGTAACTACTTCTAAAATTTCAAATTCAAATGTTACTGACTTTATTACTACTGGTGCTTTGACTGCAGCACAAATAGCTACCGGTACTATTACTGCAGCTTCTGGTGTTATTGCTGACGCAGCTATAACTAATGCCAAAATAGCTAATGCTGCAATAACTGACGCAAAAGTAAGTACTTTAAGTGCAGCAAAAATTACTACAGGTGAGTTAGACGTAGATAGAATACAAAGTGGTTCTTTAGTAGTTTTTGACAAAGCTACAGGTAATAGTTTAGGTGCAATAGGTTCTGACATTTCAACCTCAGTGGGTAATTCAAGTTCTGCAATGACAGGGGTTTCTTATGGCGTGAGTTTTAATCAAAGTTTAATGTTTGATGCAACTTTTGGTGCAGCCACACCTTTTCATAGAGACGGTACATCTACTTATAACTCTGGTAGTCTTCCTAATACTTTGACTGAACTTGCGTCGGTTACAGTACTTGTACCCACTTCTAGTATTGTGTTAAATGCAAGGATGACAGGAAGATTTTTTGGTGCAGATGGGAACCACGCCTCTTGTGCAATTGTAGGTGGTGTTGCAGAACATTCTGCTTCTAATAATGCTCCTGCTGTAACGGATTCTTCGTATGGACAATTTTTTAATCATTATAAACAAGTCAACACAAGGGGTGTTGCTGTTGCTAATAAAAACCTATCCTTTGCAAAAAGTACAACATCAGGTAAATATTACACTTTTAAAGTTTTTTGTTTCATGCACGATGTTTTTGTTTATGGTACAAGTAGTCCTGGTGGAAGTGCGGAAGCTGACATTTTAGTAGTAGCGTTATTTAAATAGATATGGAAATTTTAATTACTTACAATTCTAATGGAGAAATTATAACAAGCGATGTTGTGGATGAAGCAACAAAAATAGAGGTACAAAGAGAGGCCTCTGCTAATGGTGATCACACTTTAGTGCATGATATAAGTCCACGTCCTTTTGACAAAGTAATTGATGGCAAGGTAGTTAATGTGCCACCTGCGATACCAACACGTCCCACTCTTGATATGTTAAGAGAAGAAAGAGATAGACTTTTGTTAGAATCCGATTATACACAAATGCCTGATTCGCCTTTGTCAGATAGCAAGAAAGCAGAATGGGCTACTTATAGAACACAATTAAGAAACTTACCAAGTAACTATGATAATGATGATGATATTACTAATGTTACTTGGCCCACTAAACCAGAATGATTTTGTACACAGAAGAACAATTAGAAATAGCGTATACTGAGTATCGGAAACTGCATATGAGAAACAATGTGCCGTTTCTTAAAAAAGAAGATTTTAGGGTGTTATTTGAATATCTTATGGAGAATACTACATTAGAATATGTATGATATGACTATGTTTGAGATTACGTTAAACGATTTTTATATTGAATTTATAGGGTTTGTACTAACCCTGTTAGTAGGTTTAGCTGTAAAAGATTGGGCGGTAGGCTTTGTGAAAGGCGCTACTTTCCGTTTGACGTCGTCATTTAAAGAAGGTGATAAGGTAATTTTAGATGGTGATACCGCACTTATTATAAAAGTAGGGTTTTCACAAACAGTATTTGGGGTGTACAACGATGACGGTTACACGTGGCGTTATATATCAAACCAAAAAATTGATGCATTAAAGCTAGAAAAGATTGTAGACTCAGAGTTACATGCTGATACAGCTGAGGAGAAAGCACAAAAATTAAGGTCTTTTTTGAAAGACGATAATAATGAGGTAAAATAAGCTATGGCTACTAGAAAAATGAAAGAAATGGGTCCGGGTATGGCAGGCACAACACCAGTGAATGAGCGCAGATTAGTGCCTCAAGGAACTGCAAACAGTGCTAATGATCCAACTCCTGAGCCTACAATGGACATAAATAAGCTAGCTGAGATGTTGAAAAATGCCCAGAACTAGAAAAAAGACTTCTATGAGAGTCAAAAAACAAAAGTTGACTAAACGTCAAGAAGGAGCTATGAAGCGTCATTCTAAACATCATACGGCAAAACATATGAAGTATATGAAACGTAGAATACTTATGGGTGATACATTTAGACAAGCGCACAAGAAGGCGCAAAAACAGGTAGGTGCATAATGCCAGCAAAGAAAAGAAAGACAACTAAAAAGAAAAGTGGTGCTAAGCCAACTAACCCAGCGTTATACGCTAGAGTAAAAGCTGAAGCTA